CTAGCCATCTCGAAGTCCTTCGCTTGCCAAGAGGATGATGGCGACATTGGCCTCATCGTCATTGAGTGCTGCGTGAACGGAGAAAATCCGGCCTCGAAAGAGCACACGCATCCGTGCAACGACCTGGGGATCATCGAGATCAGATCGGTAGCGAATCGTGATCTGATGCGTCACCTCCGCTGCCACCCGGTCTGCAATCCGAGCTTCCCGTCCCGAAAGGGGCTGGATGTCTGCCCAGACGGTTGCCACATCTGCCCAGACTTGAGTCGGAGCCCCGAGAGCATCTTTGACGGTTGTGGGCTGCTGAATGCGCACCCGGTGATTCAGCTGCCCGGCGCCGATGACACTCATACGAGGCTTACCTTGAAGCCGTCGAGCAGGCCGTCCACAAAGGGCAAGGGATCAATGCGACCGCGGGTGAGCACCGACATCTCTTCCCGATGCCCGTAGAGACTTCCCACCCGCAACTTGATCCAGCTTTTGAGCCCCTCGGGCACTGCACTGGCAGCGCCGTAGCCCGCATCAAAGGTGACTGAAACAGCCCCCATCTGAGGCAAGGTAGGCGGCCAGGTCTTGCCGAAGACTGGCGTAATACGTGCCGGTTCGCAGGCCACATCGAGCACATAGTCACCGGATGGCATCACCTGAGTGGCGCCATTCATGTCCAGATACTCGATGCTCACCACCGACTGTACCGGGCATTTGGCGAGCAGGATCGCGTGACCCGGCAAGCTAAACGATGCGCCGGTGGCAGATTGCATCAGTGACGGTTCTGGAAAGGCATCGAGCACCAGCTTCCAACGAGCAGTGATCAACTGCCTGCCGGTCTTGGTCTCGGCTGCCTGGCGGGCCGCGGTGATGAGCGAGCCGATCAGCAGATCATCGTCGCCACCATCCATCCGCAGGTGTTGCTTTGCCTCGGCAAGCGAGACGGGCTCGCCAGCGGGTGGGGTGACGAGTTGCAGCGGCATCAGACGACCTGGACGACAGCAGCCTGGTTGGCCGTGCTTGCTGGCAGTTCACGGGCGTTGATGCCCAACACCTGCGCGGCGGTCTGGCTTGCTGCCACTCCCACCGAGACCGACAGGCGAACAAAGCCAAAGCCACTGACCGTATCAAGGTCCTCGGGCTTGACGTTGATGAGCGCCTGCTTGTTGTCACCGGTGGCCTTGACGATCTGGCTGATCGCTTTGCCAGTGATGTCCTTGGCGCCGGTGCCCGAGGCATCTTGGGCCTGCTGGAGCTTGGCATCGACCGTAGCGCCTGTGCCAAGCACGCCGGTCTGGACAATGGCCAGCAGGCCGTGGTGGTTGGCCACTGAGATCCAGCCCGTGGTGGCAGTGCCAGCCGCTTGGCTGGAGGGATCGAGCGTAGCCAGGATGGCGAGCAGTTCACTGCCCTTTGCATTGGGAAACATATGCGTTCTCCTTGAAGAATTGAAACGAATTGACGGCTACCGATCATCGGGCACCGAGTTGCACGAAGGGAGAAAGCGAAGCGCTTCCCTTGGCTGGCGAGATCGGCGCTGCCAGCTTGGACTGCCCGTCCATGCGGAAGGTGGTCCTAAAAGCCGTCAAGTCGGCATCGAAATACAGATGCATAGACGTTGCCGTTTGCATGCCGCCGGCCTTGGTGATCGTCTGGTAGTAAGAAAGGTCTGCCAGCAGCACATCGCCTTGCCCCGAGAAGGTGTTGGCGTGTTGCGAGACGAAGACCGGGCGGCCCAGCAAAGAGCCGTAGGGCGAGACCTGGATGCCACCGACATTGATGCCAACAGGCAGGTAAATGGGGTAGTTGCCCAGGGTGAGCGTAAAGAGCGCGGGCAAGACGTCGTTGTTGACGATCCAGACCGCCTTGGAGAACGACCCTGGGGGCAGACGCGAGATCATCTTGGCCAGGTTTTGGGCAAGCAACGTCTGTGCGGCTTGCCCGGTCTCCTTGGCCACCGTCACCGTCGATCCACCGCTCATGCAACCCATGGGCACGCCAGTGCCCGAGCCAAAGAGGATGGACTCGTTGGTCTTCCAGCGGATGGAGGTGGCGATCTTGTCCGGCAGGTAGGTCGACAGCGCGTTGGTGTCGTCAAGCAATTCGTCGGTGACCGGCACCAAGGCCATCAGCTTTTTAAGGCGCAGGCTGGACAGACCCAGAACCGGCTTGGTCCCTGACGCAGGCGTTGCCTCGCCTTGCCAGTAGGCGCGAATGCCGTTGGTACCCCAGGGCGTGGTCTCATCTTTGGGAAACGCCATGGTGTTGCCCGTGATCTCGACGTTGTCGGTCATCGGCAAGAGGGAGTCCTCCCCCAAAGAAAGCTGGAAGATTTCTTGTGCAAACTGCGGCGGCACCAGAAAGCCGCCGTCCTGGCCCGAGCCCTCGGCTCCGAAGTTGGCAGGCACCGCAGCACCCCGGTTAGCGCCGATCAGCAAGCGCTCATCGATGCCATTGCCAGGCTTTTGCGCATGGCAGACCGTTTTGAGGAACTCGCCCACGCTTTTGAATCCGTGGCGGGGGTCTGCCTCCCGGTTGTCCGTGACGGTCACGAACCCTCGCGCCGAATCGTCGGGCAGCATGGCCATCCGGGCTTCTTCCGCAATCAGCGCCGACTCACGGTCAATGGCCGCTGACGCCGCTTCGATTCGAAGCTTCAAGGCATCGAAGGCGTTCATCTCCTCCTCATTCATATCGCGCTGCTCGGCAGCTGCTGCATCGGTGAGCGCGCGGGCGTCTTTGATCAGGCCCGCTTTGCGAGCCTGCAGTTCACGAAGTTGTTTACTCATTTGGATCTCCAGAAAAAAACAAAGCCGCCCAACACCCACAGGTGTGGCGGCAAAAATGAATCGACAGGATTACCCCTAGGGGCTACTCATTTGAAGCAACCATGCGCGGAGGCCCGCAGTTACGCTCGATCGCACCACGCATATCAGCCTTGATCATGGTCGTTTATCCCAGCAGTACAAGATCCGCACGCGCGCGATTGATCTGAGCAGTACGCGACCTCAAGCCCGGCGGGCCTTGTCTATCGCGCTTTTGCATTCGACTGAGCACGTCCTCAAGGGTGGCAACCCCATCCACCATGTTTTGCTCAAGTGCGACTTGCGCGCCTACAACCCGGCCTTGACCCATCCCATCTCGGACCTGCGAAATCGGTACCCCCCGGCCACGCGAGACGGCCTCGACAAATGCAGCGTAGTACTCGTCCACCCGGGACTGCATGAACGATTGCGCCTCTGAGTCGAGCGGGCTGTAGGGGTTGCCCTCAACCTTGAACTTGCCTGCCGAAATGAGTGTGGTGGTGACACCGGCCTCATCAAGTGCTCGGCTGAAGTCCTGGTGTGCTTGCCACACGCCAATCGACCCGACCTCGCCCCCAGGGGTGACGTAGAACTCGTTGGCGGCGCAGCCAATCCAGTAGGCCGCAGAGGCGGCCAGGGAGTTGGCGATGGCCACCACGGGCTTTTGCGCTCGCGCCGCCATGATTTCGTCGGCCAGTTCGCAGACCCCATAGACACTGCCGCCAGGACTATCGATATCGATCAGGATCTGGCTGACGCTCTTATCGGCAACGAGTTCACGCAAGGCCGCAGAAAACTGCTGCGTGCTTGTCATCCCTGGGCCTGAGACGGCATCGACCATGTTGCCGCGCTGGGTGATGACCCCGTAAAGAGGCAGAACGGCGATTCCACCTGGAGCCGGCGCAGCACTGGATGCGCGGCGGATCTCGCGGGCAACGCGGTCAATTTCGATTTGTTTGAGGGTGTCGGGGTCAGCCGCATTGCCTACCGACCAGCGGGTGACAATACTTGCCAGCGCATGAAGGCGCTCTGGCATCAGCGCCCAGGGGGTGGCCAGACATTCAGCGACCAGCAGGGGTGGATTCATAGGTAGGTTCCTCGGTGGATCGGGGTATCGGATGCGCCTGAGGCGTCTGAGGCGTCTGAGTCGGATTCGGACGTTTCAGCTGGACGCTGGCCAGTCCTTAGGATTTGGGGTCGGCCTTGTCGGCGTGGTTTTCTTCAACCATGTTCAATGGCCGCAGCGGCTCGTCCAAGCCGTCAATGGGGTTCAGGTTCTCGGCGATCCGCGCTTCGTTACGCGTAAGCCAGCCGTTTTGAATGCCGCTTTGGTAGTAGGCCGAGCGGCTGGCTGCATCACCGCGCATGAGGTTGGCAAAGTCAAACTCAATCTCTAGCGGATCGTTATCGAGCAGAAGTTCCGCTTCGATCGATGCCTCCCAGCGTTCGGCCCAGGGCGTCATGGTGTGCATCACGAACTCGAGCGACTGCTGCTCGATATTCGAGAACGTGGCGCGGTCCAGATCGGCAATCATGTGGGGCGGCACCCGAAATAGCCGAGCGATATCGGTGATCTGGAACTTTCTAAGCTCCAGAAACTGGGCGTCCTTGTTGGTCACGCCCACCTCATGGAACTTCATGCCGTTCTCAAGCACCAGCACCTTGCCACGGTTGGCACCAGACTGGGCCGCCTGGTAGGACTCGCGAAAGACTTTTTTAGCCTCGGGATCTTTGAAGGAGCCCGGAAACTCAATCCAGCCGCCCGATGGCTTTGCATCATTGGCAAAAAAGCGTGACCCATAGTCCTGCGCAGCGAGCGCGATCCCGAGGCTTTCACGTGCAAGCTCAATCGGGTTCATGCCCATGACACCGTCAGAGGACAGCCCTCGCAGGTGCCAGACGGCGCTTCGAGCAAGGACGGTTTCATCGCCAAAGCGATCGGTGATTCGGTACCGAAATTCGCCTGAGCGCATCACCTCAACGCGAACCCGGTCGGGATGGATGGGCAACAACTCGGTGATCTCGCCACGGGGGTTGGTGATGATCTGACAGTAGGCATTGCCTCTGAGCGCAAGGTGGCCCTGAAGCATCTCCCGCCACTCAAATGGATTTTGATAGCGGTTAGGCCGCCGGCATAAAAGCCGGTACAGCCAGTGATCGATCACCCGGTCTTTGCTGCCGTCTTCGCGCTTTCGATACAGCACGATCGGAAGCGATGCCATCGTCTCTGACAAGATGCGCACGCAGGCATAGACCGCCGAGAGGCGAAGCGCCCCATCAGGCGAGACGCGAAGACCCGTTGCCGACCGGATCGAGACCGGCTCAAACCAAAAGTCTCCCCAACTGGATCTGTCATCGCTGGACGCCCGGAATCGGTCAAAGAAGTTCAGTAATCCCATTGGTGAATGTCAGAAAACGCCCTAGCCAGATCGCTCAGAGCAGCATCAATTCGTAGTCGGATCCCAGCACCACACTGTCCCCGGGCTTGATAGCTCGCGAGATCGCCATGATCAGTGCCACGATGCCGTCGATCTTGTTTTCTGGCCTCTCCTTCCTTGGGTAGATGTTGTCTTTGACGTCCAGGTGCGCCACCACGTTGCTGGCCATCCAGGTGAGCATCGGATCGCCGTCATGGGTGAGCTTTTTCTGAAGCACCAGGGCTTCAAGCGTCTTCATCGGTTCGCTGAAGTTCAGCACCGTTGGACGAACTTCGATCATGGGCAGGCCTTCGGCCAGCATCCGGGTCGAGAGTTGCGTGGCCTGGAACGGATCAAACGCCACGGC